AATTAACCGGACAAGCAGTTAGATCAATTGAACCAACTGGGATTAAACTTCAAAAATATGAACAAACTGGAGCGTATTATATTCCTGGACCTTCAAATATTGCATATACGATGCAAAAATACTATGGTGGTTCAATTGATAATATTATATATAAAAATGTGTTGGTTTTTACAAAGAAGGTGGGTATTCTTGATGCCCAATCAATGGAATATAAAGGATCTTCAATTCCAATAAAGGATAATAATTTAGATAATTTAATATCAATGTCATTCGTACCGAAAGCTCTTTATATTGGTGAGGAAGTACTTGGTGATAAACAGAAACAATATATATATCTATTTGATAGTCCAATCACAACTAATTATTCTGGTGATATTAATAAACCTTTTATTACCAAAAAAACAGAACGAGCTAATGGTATAACTACCGAATATGTAAAACAAGCAATTATAGCGGATTTAAATGTAAAATCTGGTACTGATTTAGCTGTCGATGGTGACAAAGCAGTTTTAACATTACAACCGAATTGGACAAAATTTGGTAAAAATTTTAATATGTTAAAAATAAGAAATTATGATGGTGCCGTATTTTATAACTCATTGGGTACTGGTGGAACACCAATTGGTTATGTCGACTATTTGTTTGGCTACCTCCAAAACATAACACTAGGTAAGATGATAGGTGTTAGTAAAGCACAATAATTATTTATTATAATGTAATTTTATAATTTCTTTATCCATATTTGTAAATTCAGTCGTCATTGACCACCCTTCATAAAAAATACTATTAGGGTATTTCATTGAATCATTCATAAGCCCCAATGACTGTGTCAATTCTTCTCTAACGATATGTTTTTTTAACATAACTGCCTCTTCTGGCGGCAACCAATCGCATCTTACAACATCAACATAAAATGAACCATGCGAGTAATCATTATTTTCATCTGAAAATATACAAGCTAAACCATAATTATAACCACTAAATCTAACAACTTGAGGTTCAATTTTATCGTATTCACCGCATAGACCAAAAAACGCAATCAAATTTGCTTGAGACTTTTCATTGACAATTTTTATTTCGATTGGATTGATTAACTCATTTAACTCATCAACAACTTTCAATAACTCATTATATGTTACAGAATCTTTTGTCCCCATAACAAATATTTTTACATCAGTCTTCCATTTTTTAGGGGGTCGTATTGTTGGTTTTCCATTTGTTACAAATTCAGATCTATAAGCAATTTCATTGTAATACTGGATAATACTATCTTGTGAATTAACAAAACTAACAATAAAAAGTGTGAAAATAAAAAATATTGTCTTCATAGATATTTGATTTGTTCTACAAATATAAATATTTTTTTTAACTCTTTATGATATTTATAAATAAAATTAAAATATGAAAAAATTTATCATAACAGAAGCTGAAAAAAGTAGAATTCTTGGAATGCACCACAATGCGATTAAACAAGAATTTATTTCAGAACAAATAGCTAGAGCCGGAGAACCTGAAGATTTGGTAATAAATCAACCAACCACAACTCCGACTGGAACACCGAAACAAGAAACCGTAACATTTCAAACACAAGGTGATAAAAACTATGTACCAACCCAAATTTTACAGGCACAAGATAAAGACTATTATTATAAAAAAGAAGGCGATAAATACTATTTTAAATTAGTAGAAGAACCAGTATCTACAAAAGCTAAAGAATTTGCAAAACAAGGTAAATTTAAAGACTGGACTGAGGCAAAAAACCCTAAAGCAATTGAGGGAATCAGTAAATTGAAATTCACAAAAGTTGAAAAAATGGAGTTGAAACCTTTATCTGGTGTGTCGCTCTCAAGTAAAGTTATAACAACTGGAACAACAGTAGGTGGTGGTGCAAAACCTTTAGCTCAACTAGCCGGAACACCAACACCAGATTTATTAAAACAATTTCCAAATTTAGCAACATTAGATCAAGCAACACAAACAAAAATTACCACTTGGACTAAATCACCGGCTGGTCAATATATTTTAAATACACCAGCTGACCAGAGAGAAAAAGCAATGGATAATTTAGATAAAATGTTTGGTGGTGACCCACTAACAAAAGAACTTAAAAAACCAATCAGACAAGCACTTGGAATGAAAGCTGATAATATTTTTGGTAGAATTGGTTCGGCCGTTAAAGGAGGTGTTGCAGGTGCGAAACAAGGATTTCAACAACAAAGTTAGATTTTATGGATAATAGAAAAATAAATCAAAAGGATATTGATGAAATCGTTAAAAGAATAATTAACGAAGGCAATACTTGGGAAGGTATTAAAGGTTGGTTTAGAGGTAAAGGTTATAATTATTCAAAATATTTATCTGAAATTGATGACTTATTGTATAATATTAAACGAAAAATAATACAAGATGAAAAGTTAAAACAACAAATAGATAATATCACATCTGATTTAACAAAATCATCAGCTGATGATTGGCAAAAAGACGAATTAACAAATCTGATGAAAGATTTGTCAGAAACAATTAATAAAACTAATTCCAAATTAGAAGGATTATCAATTAGAATTAAAAGAATGCGATGAAAAAAGAAGAAACAAAATCAAGAAACAAAAGAAATCTTTATAAATATCTAAAAATGATTAAAAATAATGCTAAAATTCTTGCAAAATATAATGAAGAATTAAAAAAATAATTATGGGAAAAAAAATACTTGTGACAGAACATCAATTGGAGAAATTGGTAAATTATATTTCAGAAGAGGCTGCTGGATATGATGATTTCGACCAAATGTTACAACATGGTGGGAAGTCTATGTCTATTTTGATTGATACTTTAAAAGATTTAATGACGGTTTTTAGGGGTATAGCTGAAATGACAAGTTCAAAAACTATTGAATATATAGATTTAAAAGAAAATCTAAAAGAAGCAATTGATTTAATTTCAGAAATAAATAGTGTGTCAAAAACTGTTCTACAAGATTTTACAGATAAGGAAGTTATTAAAATTAGTGAAATACTACATAGAAAATTAGAGTCGTATCAAGAAAAAATAAGAATGTTAATTAATATGGGTGAAGATATTTTTTCTAAAGAAAATGTTAAAAGTAAATTAGAAGAAATGACAACAATTGTTTTAGAATGGGTTGAATCTTATGCTTATGCTCTAAAAGATGCCGATACTAAATTTAGAAAAAGATTAAGAAAGGGAAAACCATTCCAAAGACCGGATATGAATTAATGGTTTTTTTTGGTTTTAAAGATATTTATAAAATAAAAAATTATGGGAACAAAAAGATTTTTAATAACAGAAGATGAAAAAAGAGAAATAATGTCTCTTTACAATTATAAAGGTTTATTACAAGAACAAAAAAACCAACCAAAGGAATATATTTTAAATACTATATTAAGTCTTGAAAATAGTATAGCCCAACATCCAGAGTTGAAATTATTCCCAGGGACAAAATTTGTTTTAAAATTTAAAAATGATGGAAAACCATATTTAATAACTGACAAAACTACCATATCTCAGTATGTTGCAACAGATACTGGTCGTGTTTTTGGGGATGAAGATAATATAGTCGATGGTAAAAAAAATAAAGCTGTTGTTTATTATAATTGTTCTACTGGTAAATTTGGTACTAAAAATAATACAAGTATAAAAAATATTGAGGGTGATTATGGTAATCCAGAAAAGATGAGTTGGTACGCACAACCAAATCAAGTTGAACCTTTTAATAATGTTTGTAAAACAAAACAAATAGTTAAGACTACAGATCAAGTATTAATTAATGCGAAAAAATGTGGATTTAAAACAAAAGCGGAATATGAAGCACAAAATTGGGCATGTCCTAGTGCATCTCCAGCTGAAAAAGAAAAACTCAAAAAAGAAACTCTAAAAATAATTTATCGTGAGCGTGGTGGCGGTGGAACTGGTACAAAATATCAAGCTTGTACTGAAACATATGTAAAAGGGTGTATTTCAGATACAATTAAAAAAATACAAGGATGTTTAGGTTTATCAGTGGATGGTAAAATGGGACCAAACACAGTAAGTGCTGTAAGTGCTAAAATTGGTAGAAGTTATTTTACAGATGCTGATGTTGAGAAACTATGTGGTGGTAAAGTAATAGATGGTGGACAAGACCTTGAAATACCGGATAGTGATCAAACAAAAATAGAACAACCAAAACCAACATCAGACCAAATTGAGTTTGGTGGAGAAGAATATTAAATAAAAATGGGGATTTATGAAATCCCCACCAATTCTAATTCAAAAATAAGTTTTTGTCCGGCTAAAGGGTGGTTAGCGTCAATAACAACAACCTCATCTTTAATTTCCAAAACTTTTACAATACTTGGACCCATAGGACCAAATGTTTGTAACATCGCACCTACCTCAACATTTTCTGGAACCTTTGTTTTTTCAATTTCAATCACCAGTTCTTCATTTCTTGGACCATAGGCTTGATCTGACTCAATTTCTACTGTTTTTTTATCACCAACTTGCATACCAACTAAACCTTTTTCAAATCCAGGAATAAGTTGACCTTGTCCTAATTGTGTTTCTAATGGAGTTCTCCCCTCCACCAAAGATGAATCAAAAATTGTTCCATCCTCTAATTTACCTACGTAGTTCACAACTACATTACTTTGTTCATTTACCATAATTTTTTTTAACAATCATACTTAAATAAAATTGAATTGTAAAATGTATTTATTAGAAATGAAAAAATTTATCAAATATCTCATAATTCAATTAATGAATAAATATGGTTCATTTATGTGGTTTGGAACACACTTATCAATGACACAGACCAACTGGCATTATATATTTGAAACTTTTTTATGTGTTTTTATTAACTTTTTAGTTTTATTTTCGTTATATTTGCAATATAAAGAAGAAGAAAATGAAAAACTACAACAAACTTCCAATCCCAAATGATTCTGCTTGGAACAGAAAAGGAGTTTTACCATTCTTATGGAGAAATGCACACTGGAGACTAAGATACTTTACTGGAGGTATAAAAAATATCTTCAGATGGGCCCCAACATTATATAAAGATAAAGATTGGGATAGTTGGTACATATTCACAATTCTTCAGAAAAAAATAGAATTCCAAAGAAAGGAAATAATCTATGCAAATCGTCATATGGATGTTGATAGAGATAATCGTGATATGACTATTGTTTTGAATCTTATAGAAAGAGTTAAAGACGAATATTACAATACCGAATACCTTGACTATGAAGATTCTAAATTCAGTTTTGAACCTATTGAAGGTAATGAAAATCTCAAAAAAATGGAGATTGATATTTTGACAGAAAATTATAATGAATACTTAAAAAAGTATCCGTCAAGTGTTCGTAAAGTTTTAAAAAATAAACCTAATTTAGATAAAAGGGACTTATGTTTTTATGTTGCAAAACATAACCAAGAAAAAGCACATAATTTATTATTTAAAATTTTAAAAGAAAGAATGGAATGGTGGTGGGATTAAAATTGTTTAAATTTATTTAGGAATTACATCAACCGACGATTGTATAATAATCGGATTTCCAATACCAAGAACATCCCAAGCTGATTTAACAATATATTCTAAACCATCTGGATATAAATCCATTGAGTTCTCAAAATCATCAAAATGTAAGGTTACATTAACCAAATAAGCTTTTTTACTCCTAATATAGGTCATATTACTTATTTTTATGAAACTTCCTTTACCAAAAGTAAGTTCTGTTTGTGATTTCAGCCCAATATCTAAAACTTTTTGGAGAAACTTTTTGTATTTCATATATTTTATCTAAAAATAAGCATAAAAATCTTTATTTTAAAGTAAAAAGACTTAATTTTAACTATTCAAACCAGTAAGTTATGAATATTTTATATTTTTTAATCATATCATTAGTTTTTTTAGGTGTAAATGTTTTAATATACTACATATTGTATAGAATTTTTAAAAAACACATTAAAAACATTCTGAATAAGGTAAATAACATTGCAAATCAGTCAATAACCCAACAAAAAACCTCGATTACAAGTCATTTTGATCAAGAATTGAATAAAGTTAAGGAGATTATTAGAAAAACCACCAAAAAATAAGGTTATAGACTGAAATATTTAGCATTTTATCAGTTTATAACCTTAAAAATCATCATTTTCGGTGTTAATTTCTTGAATTTTGAGTATTTTTACATTTTTTCCCTTATTTTTTACTGAAATTTCGTGTTCATTGGGGTAAAGTATGTTATTTCTGAGTGTTTCTTGTAAATCTACCTCATTTTTTGGTATTTCTGCGGTAATTAGGTAGTATTTTTCCCCACAACCAGTACAAAATGAGTGATTTGACAATAATTCTTGTCTATTTTCACTAAAATGTGTCCCAATTTCGTCTAAATTGATGTCTTTTTCGTCATCTACAACCAAAATTCGGTATCCTATAAGTGTTTTTTGGAGGTTTTTTACCCTATTTAGGTGGTATTTTAGCTCATTTTTAGCCTCTTTTTCGTCAAAATCCATCGTTTTTAACGCTGAAATGAGGGTTTTTTTGTCTATTATTTCACTTAAAATAGGTAATAACTTCATATAAATAAATACTCTAATTAATCCTTTTTCTTTTGTTGTTTGATTTCCACCTCATATGGGCCGGTATTTGTCTTATAATTGTCATATTTCCAGATCATAATACAATCATCAAGAGTAATTGTCCTTTCAAATACCTTTCTTTCTACTTGTTTTTTTGTTTTTTTATCACTCATAGGATACAAATATAGTAATAATTACCTAAAAAAAGAAACCCCTCTTTTGTGAGGGGAGTAAAAAACTGATAAAATGTTATTCTTGGGATTCTGATTTATCCTCCTTAAAGAAATTTGTAAGAAATTTACCAACAACCCCAAATATAATTGAGGACACAATCATAATTTTAAGTTCAGTTGTTGTGAAAATTTCTTTTAGACTATCATACTGCCAAATACCACCAATTGCAATAACTGTTGCAACAGCAAGTAAAGCATCCCCTAATTTTCTCCACTTTTTCGGTGTGGGTTTCCAATAATTTTTCATCATAGTTGTTTTTATATAAATATTTAGATAAATAAAAAAGGGACAGTAGCGAATTGTCCCTTTTAACATTACCATAACCAGTAATGGTCCTAAGCAAACTTTTATTGACCTTTAATTAGGTTAATACATTGTTTTAAATATTCTTTAGCTCTTGGTGATGGTGTATATTCATCATCTTTTGTTTGTAGAGCTAAAACTCTCTCAATATCTTTAACAAGTTCAGTTCCGTGTTCGTTTTCTTTGTATAATTCAAGAATTTTATCCATAGCTTTATGACAATCACCAGTTGTTTCATCGTAATAGTTTTTATTTCTAAAACGATTTAGATTGTTCATCATTTCATAAGCTAAATGTGCTCCACCGTCTTTAATATCGTTAGCCCATCTAAGATTATTTAAAATACCAATAGTATCAACCATTGAATTTACGCCGGCTCTTCTTTTTTTAATTCCAGGAGAATATTTTACGTATTCATCTGCAAAACCAACAATCTCATTTAAAGGAACAACATTTTCTGGAATACATCTTGGTTTTACATCTTCCTTCTTTTTACCTTTTTTTTCTGAACTTGGGTTTTCTTGTTCGGATAGCACACGATTGATGATTCGTGTAATATCTCTTTCGTTTAATCTATTTCTTTTCATAGTATTTTACTATAAATATGTTTTATTTATTAAGATACAAAGTATTTATACAAATAAATATCGACAACTATGAGAATTTTAGAAAATATAATTAGAAAATCATTACTTGAGATATATTCACACTCAATGAGATTAGTTGAGAATGTAAAAGTGTCTGAAAATTTGAAATACCATTTGGATAATAACATTACACTATCTGAAAACATCTTTAGAATTTATTCTGATGAATATTTCAATTTAATAAATGAAGTAAGAAAATTATATAATCGTGGTTTAATCCAATTAAATGAAGAAGATACTTGGATTGTTGAAAGTGATTTAGGTAAAAAGGTAATTCTTGAAAGTGGTGAGGAAGTTTGGCTTGATGCTCCAATTGAGGTGGAAGAACCAATTACCGAAGCAAAACACAGAGGAAAAAATGTTAAATTAAATAGTCCTTTTAGGACACCAGGAGGACCAAAGAAATTTGCTGTATATGTTAAATCACCAAGTGGTAATATTAAAAAAGTAACTTTTGGTGATCCTAATTTGAGAGTTAGAAACGCAAGTAAATCAAGAGCAAAATCATTTAGAGCTCGTCATAAGTGTGATCAAAAGAAAGATAGAACAAAAGCTGGTTACTGGGCGTGTAATGTTTCAAGATATAGAAAAAAATTGGGACTTAAATCATCAAGAAGTTGGTAATTAATTATGACACCATACGAAAGATTTATTAATAAAAAATATATAATGTTATTTAACGCCTTTTTAAAAAAAGCGTGTGAACCATTATTTTATGAAAAATATAAGAAAAAAATAAATCTTAAATTATATGGTATTGCAATAACACCAAAAAGTTCTGTCAACAAATACATACCAAAAGAGGAACTTTTAAATTCACAAGCAACTGTTAGTTTTTTTATTGATACTGAACCAAATAATATAAGAACTAATTTTATTGAAGATTTGATTTTATTAAAAGGTGAAAATATTCTACAATTACAAGATGGTCAGTATATAGAATATGATCCAGATAAGTTTAATATTAGAATTAATTTTAATAAAACACCATTATTTAAGTTAGACTATACTACGGATAATCGTTTAAATGAAGAAATTGAACCATCCGAAAGAGCAATCAAAAATATTTGTGACGCAAAAAAATTTTGTAAAGCTCAAGGAAAAATAACATTCGGTCAGTTAAAAGAAATTGTAACAAACGCAAAAGCAAAAAGATTATATCAACATATTGGTGAAGGAGGATATAAAGCAACATTAAGATTACTTCCTTGGTTTTTTCCACAATTATCAATTGTGGGTTTTACCGGATCATTATTACGAGCGTTTAATAAAGTGTTTAGACCTGGAATTGAAGAAACAACCGGTTATAAAACTTGGTGGGGAAAAACAATAATGAAAATTTTTAATTTGGTTGAGGGTGAGTTAGGAATTGACGACCCATTATCAAAAATATTTTTTATATCTGATGGACTTATGACAATGCTTGATGATAAATTAAAAGTTAAGTTTGCTAGATATATTGCAGAAATTGCATCAGAAAAATCAGATGATGAGGAGGTTCCAGAATTTTTCGTTGAGAATGAATTAAGACATTGGTTAAACGAGAAATTTTTATTAGACCCACCACTACCAGAAAAAAAAGTTAATACAAATGATGTTCTACCTTTTGACGAGATCAAAGAAAACGGAAAGAAAACAAGGTTATTCAAGGAGAGTTTAAATAGTGATGAATTAAAATGGCATTTTGATGAATTGGATAGAAACGTAAAAATAATAAAATCGAATGGTTGGAAGTTTCAAATGGATAATGAAATACCAAAACAATTAAAAGAAGGTGAGACGATCTTCATACCAAAGGGTATGTATCATAGAGTTATAAAAGGAGATGGTGATTTGGTTGTTGAAATAGAAGAGATTAAAAATGATATTATTTTAGAAAGAAATAAATCAGAATTAAGAAATATTATTAGAACAATCGTTAGAGATGTCGTAAAAGTTTTCAAAGAAAATGAGGACGGAACATTTTATCTACCAGAAGAATTGGATGATGATAATATGTTCTATGAATTTACTGATTTACCAATACCAATTGGTTTTGAATTGGAGATTGAACAAGATAGAAAAATAGACGATTTTATATTAAATGCTGACTATTGGAGGGATGAGGATACAATATCAATTAAAATAAAATATAACCCAACAAATAAACAAAAATTAATTTATGATATTGTTGGCGAATTAAATGAGTTGGTTGGACACGAATTAAGACATGTTTATCAAAAATTAAATAGTCTTTACGATTTGGATCAACCAGAAGAAACAGATTCATTTAAATATTACACACAACCAGAAGAAATTGATGCTCAGATTTTTGGTTTTAAAAGAATGTCAAAAATGACAAAAAAGCCATTTATAACTGTTATGAAAAATTGGTTTGAGAAAAATAAAGATATTCATAACTTAACAGACGATGAAACAAAAAAAGTTATGGAAATAATTATAAAAGAAAAAAAATGAAGATTTAAGATTTAAATCTCCTTACAATAGCAAATAAAATTCTTTTAACAATTTCACCACTCAAATTTAAAACAATATATCCACCAATTCTTTTTACAACATCAATTGGATTAACCATATCTGATTCACCTTGGACTAAATTAAACAAATCACCAATTAGTGGGATAATAAAAGTATATGCCAATATATTAGAATATTTTAAAGTAGGTATTGCTAAACTTTCTATAAATTTAACGAACACATTTCTTAATCTTTCACCGACTTTTAATGTATCATCAAATACCTCAACTAGGTTTCTTTCTTTTATTTCGTCTAAAACACTTTTTAATTTTTCTTTATTATTTTGATAATATACCAAAATTAAACCAACAGACATTAACACTAAATCGTCAGGTGATATTCCGTCAAATTTATTTGCAATAAAATCTTGAACTGGTTTTACAAATCCGGCAATAGTTACACCCCAAGTAGATAAAAAGGTTAAATCCAAACCAATCTGGTTTTTGATGTTTTCACTTAATTCCCCAAAGAAGTTTTTCATATTTTCTAACTTTTTTTCAAACATAATTTTTCTTTCTTCAAGAATTAGTTTTCTATATTGAGATTCTTTTACTATTATTTTCATACTAAATAAATATTTCGTTATATTTATATTTGTATGGCAAAGAAAATAAAATATGAAAATAACGCTCCACTAGAAGTTGGGGACAAGGTGATTTGTGTTATAATGGATGATCCATATTCACCAGTAAATCCAGGAACACCAGGTAAAGTTAAATCCGTTAGTGAGGTCCAAGGAGACAAAATATATTATGTTGAATGGGTTGGTGGATCAAAACTCGCTTTAATTGATGGTGCTGATAGCTGGAAAAAAATAGTTCAAATTGATGGTAGTGAAGAATCGCTAACCGAAAATAAAATTGTTCTCGTAAGAACAAAGAGAGATATTCTCAATAAAAATTTTTAAAAAAAAACAAAATATGAACCAATATTTCTTTAAAATGTCACAAACCGAAAAAAATAATATTTTGGATCAACACAAAACAATATATGATGGTTATGTAACACAATTTGGACAACAATCAAATACACAACCATTATATGTTCAAGATTTTGCGAATGATAAGGGTGGTATTGTTGTATCAAATAAAGGTAATGTTAAACCTTATACAAATGTTGGAATAAATGAGTCACACATTCCTCTTGATAAGATTGCTGACGGTCCAGATGATTTAAAAAATGGAACCGTAGATTTTGATGATGTTGAGGATAGAGATGATGAATATGAATTCTTTTCTACTGGAAATTCTGATGACTATAAAGACCGAAGTATGTATGATCCATACTATGATGATGAGGAAGATTTCTCCGATATGATGGCTATTGAAGATGATTATTTAGATGATGAAGAATATGAAATCGATGAAGATGATGAAATTGATTTTGATAATAAATTATCTATTGATCTAATTAAAGATGTTCCAGATGATTTAAAAGAAGATTTCATTGTAAAACTTGATGAATCTCTTAGTATGTTTAAAAGAATTATCAAATAATAATGGAAGTTAGAGAAATTGTTTCTTATTACATTTATGAAGATACAAAAAGGATGGAAATTACATTTCGTCTTACAATTGATTCAGAGGATGAGGTAAGAAATGATATTATCAATTTGGATGAGTCAAAAGAATTTGGATATAATCTAATTGAAGAAAGTTACGATTTTTTTAATACATTGGATGATGATTTTGAAGACGAGGATGATTTTGAAGATGAATTTCCGACAATAGATGAAGATACTCTTTTTTCTTTCCTAAACGAATATTATATTGTATATCCAGAAAAACTACCAAAGGTAGAAAGTTTTTAATCCTTATATTTTTTTTCATACCATAGGTATATTTATATTAAAAGATATTCTATGGATAATCTTGAAGATTTAATTTCAATTATGCAAAAATTTACTTTTAGTGATAAAAGCGAAGGTGAAATTGATGAACAAGAAGAAGGTGGTGGATCAACGGCGACTTCTGGTGGTGGCGATGGTTATCCGACTGT